ATGGTCGACCCGAAACGACCTTCGTCGCGCAAGTCCGCGGCGAAGAAGACGCCTGTCTGCGAAGCCGAAAACGCTGTCTGCGAAACCGAAACCACGGTTTGCCAACCGGAAAGCAATGAAAAGCTGAACCGCCACTGGCGCGGGGAATTTCTGACGGCGCTGGCGGCCACATCCAATGTCGCGGCTTCGGCTGCGGCGGCGGGGGTTCCGCCCAGCCGCGCTTATCATCTGAAGCGCACGAACCCGGATTTCGCGCGCGCCTGGTACGGGGCGTTGCTGGAAGGGTACGAACACCTTGAAATGGAGGTGCTTTACCGGCTGCGCTTTGGCGATCCCAAAGACACCAGTCTGAAATTCGACAATGCCACCGCGCTGCGCCTGCTGAGCCACCACCGCGAAGCCGTGGGGCGCGAACGGGCCATGCGCGAGCATGAAGACGTGGCCGCCGTCCGCGCGCGGATCGATGCGCGGCTGGATAATTTGCGCGAAGAAGGCCTTGCCTGGCACGCCGAGCAGGAAGCCATTGCGGCAGGAACGCTTCCCGCGCCGGAGACCGGGCATGCGTGAAGGCGACGCCATGGCCTTCTTTGCCACATTACCCGGCAAGATGGTCCACAAGGGCTTTGGCGGCTTTGATCGCGCCGAGGCGCGCGAATGGGACTGGCACTGGCGGCTGCGGGCGCGGCCCGCGCAAATGCCGCCGCCGGGTGACTGGCGCATCTGGCTGATGCTGGCCGGGCGCGGATTTGGCAAGACGCGCGCGGGGGCCGAATGGGTCAATGCGCTGGCCGAAGCCAATCCCGCCGCGCGGATCGCGCTGGTCGGGGCCAATCTGGCGGAAGCGCGCGCGGTGATGGTGGAAGGCGAAAGCGGCATCCTGAGCGCGGTTGCCCCATGGCGGCGGCCGGAATTCGAACCGTCGCTGCGGCGGCTGACGTGGTCCAACGGCGCGCAGGCTTTGCTCTATTCGGCGGGGGAACCGGAATCACTGCGCGGGCCGCAACACAGCCACGCGTGGTGCGATGAGATTGCCAAGTGGGACAATGCCTCTGCCCGTGCGGAAAGGGCGTGGGACAATCTCGCGCTGGGGCTGCGGCTGGGCAACGATCCGCGCGTGCTGGCCACCACCACGCCGCGCGCCGCGCCGCTGGTGGTGCGTCTGGTTGCGCAGGCGCGTGAAGGCGGCGGCGATGTGGTGATGACGCGGGGCAGCACGTTCGACAATGCGAAGAACCTGCCGCCCGCCTATCTCGACGCCATGCGCCGCGCCTTTGGCCAGACGCGCACAGGGCGGCAGGAACTGGACGGCGAATTGCTGGAGGATTTGCCCGGCGCATTGTGGACGCGTGCTCTGATCGAACAGTGCCGCGAAGATGTGGCCAAGCCGATGACGCGCGTGGTGATCGGGGTCGATCCCCCGGCAAGCGCCCACGGCGATGCCTGCGGGATCGTGGTCTGCGGCACGGGTGACGATGGCATTGCCCGCGTGCTGGCCGATGCCTCGGTCGAAAAGGCCAACCCGGAACGCTGGGCGCGGGCGGTGGCCATGGCGGCGCAGGCCTGGCGCGCGGACCGGGTGGTGGCCGAAGCCAATCAGGGCGGCGCGATGGTGGCATCCGTCTTGCGCGCCGCCAATGGATCGCTGCCCTTGCGGCTGGTGCACGCCGCGCGCGGCAAAGTGGCGCGGGCAGAGCCGGTGGCCGCGCTTTATGAGGCGGGGCGGGTGCGCCACGCGGGCCAGTTCGCGCGGCTGGAAGACGAACTTTGCGGATTTCTGCCCGGCGGCACTTATCAGGGGCCGGGCCGCAGTCCCGACCGTGCCGATGCCTGCATATGGGCGCTGACCGAGCTGATGCTGGGCCGCGCCGGGGAACCGCGCGTCTGGTTCGATTGAACCGCGCAGCTTTCAAATAGTCCCATCGAAAGGAAATCCATGTCGATTTTCCAAAGCCTGGCCGCTGCCTTCAAGGGCGCGGCGGTGACCCCGCGTGCGCCGCTGGGGCACACCTTCATCTCTCCGTGGGCCGAAGCCTTTGACTGGCGCGGCGCGGAAAAACGCGGGCCGCTCGATTATCCCGAAGCGATCCGCGCGGCCTATCTGCGCAACCCTGTGGCGCAGCGCGCGGTGCGGCTGGTGGCCGAAGGCGTGGGCAGCGCGCCGCTGAACGCGTCCGATCCCGCGCTGCTGGCACTGGTTTGCGCCACAAGCGCGGGGCAGGCCCTGCTGGAAACGCTGGCCAGCCAGATCCTGCTGCACGGCAATGCCTATGTGCAGGTGCTGCGCGATGGCGCGGGCGATGTGGCCGAACTTTTTGCGCTGCGGCCCGAACGCGTGACGATCGTGCCCGATGCCGCCGGATGGCCCGCCGCGTTCCGTTACAAGGTGGGCGAAAAGGCGCTGCTGATCGATGCGCTGGATGAATTCGGCCAACCAAACCTGATCCACATTCGCGGCTTTCATCCGGCGGACGATCATTATGGCGCGGGCTGTCTGGAAGCGGCGGACGAAGCCGTGGCGATTCACAATGCCGCCGCGCGCTGGAACCGTTCGCTGCTGGAAAACGCGGCGCGGCCTTCGGGGGCGCTGGTCTATGATCCGGGGGAGGCGGGCGCGGCCATGACCGCCGACCAGTTCGACCGGGTGAAGCGCGAACTGCTGGCGGCCTATGCCGGGCAGGGCAACGCCGGGCGGCCGATGCTGCTGGAAGGCGGGCTGAAATGGCAGGCGATGGCGCTTTCCCCGGCGGACATGGACTTTGCCACGCTGAAAGCCGCCGCCGCGCGCGATATTGCGCTGGCCTTTGGCGTGCCGCCGATGCTGATCGGCCTGCCGGGTGACAGCACTTACGCCAATTACCGCGAGGCGAACCGCGCGCTGTGGCGGCTGGCGGTGCTGCCGCTGGCGAACAAGATCCTGTCCGCGCTGGCCGAAGGGCTGGCCCCGTGGTTCCCGCAGGCGGCGCTGGCCGTCAATCTGGATGGCGTGCCCGCGCTGGCCGAAGATCGCCAGTCGCTGTGGGCGCTGGTCTCCGCCGCCAGCTTTCTTTCCGAAGAAGAAAAACGCGCGATGCTGGGCATTGTGCCACTCAACGCAGGAGGCGTGGCATGAAGCGCAAGGATATGCTGGCCGGGTTGCTGGCGCAGGCCGAAATCGAAGGCGGCGAACTGGTAACGCTGCGGGCCATTGTCGAGGAAGCCAGCGATCTGGGCGCGGCGCGCGTGCTGGAACGCATGGGCCTTGCCGATCCGACCGCGCACGAAGACCTCGCCGAACTGCGCGAACTTTTGCAGGCCTGGCGCGATGCCAAGGCCAGCGCGTGGAAAGCCGTGGTCGAATGGGCGGTGCGCGGCCTGCTGGCGCTGCTGCTGCTGGGCATCGCGGTGCGGCTCGGCCTCGGGAACTTCGCGCGATGAGCGGCGCGGAAGCGGACGCCGATCCGCTGCGCTTCGCGGGCTATGCGGCGGTGTTCGGCGCGCGTGACAGTTGCGGCGACAGCATCCTGCCGGGCGCGTTCGCGGCCACGCTGGCGGCGCGCAAGGATGCGGGCGCGCGGCTGCCGCTGTTCTGGCAGCACCGGCCCGACCAGCGCATCGGCTGGGTCGATCTGGCCGAAGAGGACGACCACGGGCTGCGCGTGATCGCGACGATGAACGATCCGCAAAGCCAGCCCGCGCGGGCGCTGGTGCGGGGCGCGGTGAACGGGCTGTCGTTCGGATATCGCGTGCGCAGCGGCCAGCGGCGCGGACGCGGGCGCGATCTGAGCGCGCTCGATCTGCTGGAAGTCAGCCTTGTCACCCGGCCCATGCAGCCGCTGGCGCGCGTGCACTTCGTCAATCGCGGCCAGAGCGCCGCCTGACACCCCTTTCCGCAAGCCACCGCGCGCGGAAATTCCGGCGGCCCTGACGGCTGCCTGTTGCCTCCCCCCTGAAGAAGGACTTTGCCTGATGGACAGCTTTACCCCCGAAACCGGTGGCAGCCCGATCGAAACCAAGGCGGCCGATGCGCTGGACGCCTCGTTCGACATCGTCGCCCGGCAGGAAGCGCACGACAGCGCCATTGCGGCGCTGCGCGGAGAGATTGCGGAAGTGAAAGGCCGCATCGACAAGGCCGTCCGCGTGGGCAGCCGTCCCGTGCTGGGCGACGGCGAAACCGCGCCTGAACTCAAGGGCTTCGTCGATGGCTATCTGCGCATGGGCCGCGAAACGGAACTGAAGTCGATGTCCGTGGGATCGGCGGCGGACGGCGGCTTTGCCGTGCCGCGCCAGATCGACACCGAAATTTCGCGCCGGATGGTCAAGTTCAGCCCGGTCCGCTCGGTCGCTTCGATGGTGCAGACCAGCTCCAGCGGGTTCCGCCGCCTGATCGCGATTGGCGGCACCGCGTCGGGCTGGGTCAGCGAAACGGCGGCACGGCCGGACTCCGCCACGTCAAAGTTCCTGGAAATCGCGCCCCCCGCTGGTGAACTTTACGCCAACCCTTCGGCCACGCAGGCCATGCTCGACGATGCGGCGTTCGATGTCGAAAACTGGCTGGCGAGCGAAATCGCCATCGAGTTTGCCCGCGCGGAAGGTGCCGCGTTCATCAACGGCACCGGCGTGAACCAGCCCAAGGGCTTCCTTCAGGCAGGCGCGGCCGTCCAGAACGATGCGACGCGCCTGTTCGGTACGTTGCAGTTCTTCGGATCGGGCAATGCCACGGGCTTTGACGCAGCGCCCGACAGCAAGCTGATCGACATGGTGTTCTCGCTGCGCGCGGCCTTGCGGCAGGGCGCGGTGTGGATGATGAATTCGGCCACGCTGGCAGCGGTGCGCAAGTTCAAGGCCAGCGACGGTTCGTTCCTGTGGCAGCCGGGCATCGCCGATGGCCAGCCCAACCGCCTGCTCGGCTATCCGGTGGTCGAAGCGGAAGACATGCCGGATATCGGCGCCGGGGCCTTCCCCATCGCGTTCGGCAATTTCCAGGCCGGTTACCTGATCGCGGAACGTTCGACCACGTCGATCCTGCGCGATCCTTACAGCAACAAGCCCTACGTCCAGTTCTACGCCACGCGCCGCATCGGCGGGCAGGTGCTGGATAGCGATGCGATCAAGCTGCTGAAAATCACGGTCTGA